ACGTGAATTATTACCGTATACTGAAATATCAACAATATCTTTCCAATCACGTGATCCGTACGCTAAGTTTAACGTATTTATAACATGATCTCTGAGACCCAATGCAGATGATCTATTTACAACAAACCCTGGCCAGTTTATATGTATACCCGTTTTTATGAGTGTATCGATAGGTTTAGGTTCGGCGACAGATATCAAAGCGTCTTTACCACCAAACTTTGAGACTTTGTCACATATGACTTTACACACACTCTTAATCTGTTCAAATGACATTTCTTCATCATCTTTATAATCAAGATCCATGAAAAAATTGTAATTTTCCGTTTTCTGTTCAACGACAAATATCTTTTCACCGGAGTTATACACTTCTACACATTTTTCGTAAAAGTCGTTCAATTTATCAAATGGCACGGAGAGGACACCACCGTCCATGAGCACATGTGATAAATCGGAGTTGTTAGCAAAACCTTGGTCTTTACACCAACGTTTAAACATACTTACCTATTAATCTATTTATTTTTTTATATTGTTTATTCGTCATCATACTCGTGACGCCAAATGGAGCGTCTATATGAGACTTCCGGATAATTTTCTTCTTCTGATAAACTTTTCTTTAAAACGAGGAGTTCATAGACTTTATCCTCTTTATGTAATTCAACGTACCTTTCCGCTCTTTCCAGTGTATATGCATGCCTTTCAATGAGAAGCTCTTGTATCTGAGATAAAATGTAGTTCTTAGACTTCATTATTTAATAGAGAAGGTTTTTCTATCGAGAGAAGTTACACACGCGTAAAATTCTGGATTGTTAAGTACATTCTTAACAATACGATCCCATTGTTTTTTAGTACTGAACTCTGAGAGTGTTTCAAAATTCATGAAATCATTTTCATCATGTGTTCTCTTGATGGGCTGTTTCTGAATCTTACGAAGATTCATTTTCTGTTTTTCATCGTTAAACTTTCTTATAAGTTCAGCCTGTTCCTGTATGGTATAGTTTACGAAAAACACGTAAACGTTATATTCAAGTTCCACTCCTGGACTTTCCGTTACTACAAACTTAAATTCTGTATATTCACCCTTTTTCAAAGAAACAACCCCCCTGGTTTCTTCTTCGAGTTCTCTCAAAGCACATCTAATGGGATTTGGAATCTCTCTTCGTCTACACCCCCCAGTGACGAAAATCCAATCTTTGAATCTTCGATCCCGGACAGTGAGAAATCGTGGTTTATCACCTATAAAAGTGACGGGGACTGCAATTGCTTTATATTTTTTCATTGCTTATTTGCAAGTTATAATTGAATAAGATGATTATTCTGAAGATTCTTCTTCACTCTCATCAACTTGGGTGTCTAAAACCTCATCTTTTTCTGTTTCTACATCTGGTATAGAATTCACTTGTGGTGGTCTGGATAAATGTGTCATGAGGTTTCCGTAAAATCCTTTCACATTATCCATTTCTGATTTCGTTTTGTTAAGTTCTCTGTACATGTACATTGTGGCAACAATACACATGAGCACGGCAACTATAGTCGCGGTATCGCGATCGAATGTAAACATTTTATATATAAAAATACGAGTTAATTTTTTAAGTTCCTATAATCGCACCCATGTGCGTTGTTTTTTCTGTTGGACACGGGTACCCCATTTTTCCAAATTGTATTTCCTGGTAATGTCCTTCTTTACACTCCGCATTCTGAGGAGGCTTTTCTGGTTTTTTACCAACTAAATGATCTAAAGTACCTGATTTTGGGTCATACGTTATAACAAAGACAAATGCTATGAGAAAAATTAATTGCCAAAACATTTATAATAAGCGGCTAAATTAAATTACTTAATTGGAATACATCAAACCACCCATACCATTTTCGATACGGAGGATGTTGTAGTTGACGGCGTAGATAGTATTAGCGAACGATGTATTATCGGAAACAAGTCTTGCGGAATCGAGTCTACTAAAGTTGAGCGAACCCGTTGGTTGAACCTTAGCCGTGTCGAGACAGAATGGAATCAATGTCACGTTATCGGATGTTTTTGTGGCACTGGAAACTACCCCGGCAGTTGTATGGTAATAGATTGGGGCGGAAGTAAAGTGTGGGATAACTTTCTTCGCATCAGTAACATCCGTACCGTTAATTTGAAGCTTCAATTTATCGGTGGCGGCGGTCATAGCATTTACAGCAACCAAATATTTCATTGGGTGGTTGAAGTTGAGTTCCTGGGTCTTGGAAGCAGAGGCAACAGCTTTTTGTGTTTGTGTAATAAGCATGTTTTGTGGTGTGGAAGACAAAGCGGTACGCTCATCCGTGTCGAGGTGAATGAATTGAACATAGACTTCCGCGTCAGCTGTGACTGTAGCACCCCATGTGATTCTCAATTCAACATCGTGGTATTGAAGGGCAATCAATGGGATCGCCGACTGGGCATTTTCACAAAACGAAAATCTGAGTGGGTAGAACGCTTCACTAGCGTAAGTAGATTTAGAGTACGTTTGGTTCATAACAGTTGGTGCGAGAGTCGCAGAAAACTCATAATCTTGTTCATCAATGACTTGTCCACCAATGAGAAGTTCAACCTTGGAAATTTTATCGCTCCAGTCAGTAATGTTAACACCTCTATTGGCGATGTAGACATACCCGACCATATCCCCTTTTCTTTCAAACCTGACGGTCGACATACCATTCGCGGATGGGTTGCCCTGGATAACCTGTTTTTCAACAGTTTGGGCGAAATTTGTGTGACGTTTATAGTTGGACCTGAAAAATGAAACTTCAGGTTGACCGACGAGATGTGCATCTTGGGCACCTACAGCAACGAGTTGAGCAATACCTCCAGACATATTTTATATTATACTAAGGTTTTATTTTTTTAACCTAAGCAAATCCAATCGCATTCATATAAATATTTCCGTATAAATTCGATAGTGTCATAAGTGCATGTTTGTCTTGGGTAATTGAAACATCGGTTGTCATTGCATAAAAATTTACATTCGTCAACTCTTTTGAAATTTTTATATCACCTCCACTCGCGAGTATAGGTACGACAATTTGTGCACCCGTTATAAGATTTGAGAATACAAGATTCGAAACGTCAGTTGTTGAAACGACGAGTGGTGCTGTACCATATGACTTTTCTCTCGCATCAATTGTTATTGTCCCGGAAGAGATAGTTGCAGAAATATCCGTATTTGTTAACGTTATGTTTTGGGAAGTCGTATTCCCTGATATTGTAATGTTACTCGCATCAATGTTCCCTGATGTAACGAGACCACCTAATGTGAGAACATTTGCGGTTACATTTGCACCTGCATTAACACTCACGACATCATCTAATGCAAAAGGTGATGCAGCAACATTTAAACTCCCTATGGTAATGTTATCCGCTGAAACATTACCTGAAACCGTGAGTACATTAGACCCGTACGTGTTTACTGTAAGATTTGCAGATGCCGCTGATGGACCAATTGCTACATTTGAACCTTCTTCGTGTATGTTATCTAAAGTAGAACCACCCTGTCCCCCAGAATCGTATATTTCACCTGTTGTTGTGTTGAACGATAAAACGTTATTCGAAGGGGCTGCATAAGCCGGGTCAAGTTTTATTGCGTTATCTACTTTCAAAGATGCTACTGCACCTGCAGACGATTTAAGTAAAACATCACCAGCGTAATCAATTTGTTTCGTAGCTGCAATGTCAATATCACCCGCGGATGTTAAACCCGTGGTCGCGTTATTAAACGCGATCGTATGTGTCGTCGTTGCACCTCCAGTCGTAATCGCCTGTAAAGTCGAAGAAACGTCTGCCCATTCAACTGCTGAACCTGTACTTTTAAGAAATTTACCATTATCTACCCCTAATTTTGCTAATGTCGTTGCACCCGTGGCGTAGAGTAAATCACCTGCCGTGTACGATGCGATGTTTGTACCCCCATGATCGACATCTACAGCTCCAGTTGTTATTTTTTCCGCATCGAGTGATGTAATAGCCGAACCATCACCCACTAAAGTACCCCCGGTAACTGCACCCGATACGGTAACAGAATCACCATGTAAAGTACCCGCGGTCATTTTACCCGTTGTTGTGACGTTACCTGCCAAAACATTACCACCTTCAACACTCAAAGTTATATATTGATCCGATGACGAGTTCGTAGGAACGATATGTGCACCGTGTGGGTCACTGTGTGTATACGCGATAACGTATTTTTTCTCATCACCCATGTATCCCGCAACTACATTCGCGGTTGGGCGTGTCATGATTATACCCATATCTATGGTGTCAATGACATTCGCGTTACCTAATTCTATAAGGGGATCAGAAATGATATGTATATTACTGTCTTGAAAAAATGTTTCGCCTTGTACGTTCAAATTACCAGTAACGTATAGGTTTGAAGACACGAATGTGTTATTAGTTGTACTATCATAACCTATTGGACCGTCAATGAGTTCCTTATTCGCATTTGTATACGGTATTTTACCTGAAGTCAGAGTTGTACTTTTAAATGTAGAAGCTGTAACGTTACCTGTAACAACTACGTTACCTGAAGCTGTTAAAGATGTTACCCCATTCGTAAATGAAATTTCATTAGTTGTTGATGCACCCCCATCTGTAATAGTCTGTAAAGTTGAAGAAACCTCATCCCACACTATACCCGCAGCTGAACTTTTAAGGAATTTTTCAGATATAGTACTTGCTGGAGATGTAAAATAAAGCTTTGATAAACCCCATCT